TCAGGCTGTGCGCCGGGTCGGAACTTACCAATGCGTCGTGTTCGATGACCCGATCATCCACCGCGTTATCGCCGACATGGGCGGCTGGGTGCTGATCGGATCGAAGGATGACAAGGAGTGGCCGTTCATCGCCAAAGAGTTCGAAACCCGCTATCGCGGCTACCGGATGCGCGACGACACGCCGGAGTATCCGCCTGTCCTGATCGGCATGGCAAACGCGCATAACAGCCAGCAGGGCTTCCGCCAGAACCCACCAATCCTGATCGGTGACGAAGTGAAAGCCACGGCCGTGCTCAAGGGCGGCACAACCGCGCCACTGCTCGGCATGAAGTCGGCCGCCGACGTGCTGCTCCCCAGCGCGGAAGTGCACCAGATCACCGACGGCCGGCGCGCGAGCTGACCATGGCCAACCGCCCGCCCCAGCCATGCGTCCTGTGCCAGCGCTTCCACCGCCACGCCGAAGCCCAGCCCGGCCAAGGCTACTGCGAAGGCAAAGAGGTGTTCCGGCGGCACGACGCGACGAACGAGGCATGCGTGCTGTGGAAGGAAGCGGCGAACAGGCAAGAGCGCAGGGCGTGGGCAGAACAACAACCGAAGGAGAGCACGTGACCCAATACCACCTCGAACTAATCGCAGCCCTTGAATACGCCCGCCTGATGATGCGCCTGGGCGTGGGGATGCACTGACGAGACCATTTCGCGCGCGAGCGCATTGACCGACGAAAGGAAAACATGAGCAATTACGAAACACATGCGCACCGCGAATTCAAAGCGGCTGGCTGGCTGAACGAAGATGGGACGTTCAAGGATGACATGCAAAAGCTCATCTGCGAACACGTTTTGGAACTGCTGGCAGTGTTTGACGGCGCCGGCCATTCTGGCTTTTCGGCGCCATATGCCATCAACCTGTTCGGCAAGCTCGCAAAGTTCGAGCCGGTCGCCCCGCTGACTGGGGAAGACTGGGAGTGGAACGAAATATCACCCGGCGTGTTCCAGAACAACCGCTGCGGCCATGTTTTCAAGCAGGCCGACCGCTTCGACGGACAGGCCTATGACCTCGATGCGGTCATTTTCGAAGAACCAAGCGGCGCGCGCTTTACCGGCTTCCATAGCCGCCGTGTCGTCCAGTTCCCATACACGCCTCGATCGGTAGTTGTGCAGATCCCCGAGGATGCGACGGACGAACAGCGCGAAATGCTCGCTGCCCAAGCCTGGGCGGCTCCAGCCTAACCACCACCCCGCCCGGCAAGTACCGGGCGCACAACAACAACGGGAGAACCTGATAGATGAGCACTGAGAAAAAAGAACCGAAACCAGAAGCAGTGATGGATGCATTTCGTCTCGCACGATCGGGCAACTATCGCACGGCGAGGCAACTCAAGCAAGCATTCGCGGAAATGTACCCCGATATGACTCCAGCAGAAACGGCGGCGGTGTTCGCAAAATTGGCAATGCTCGTATGCAAATGACCACCCTCGCCCGCTCCACCGCACTTTGCCTCGTGCTGGCTGCGCTGGCCGGCTGCTCGGGCCAAACGAAGGAAGCTCGTGCGCTCCACAAGGTAATCGTCTTCGATCGTACGGGCTGTGCATTCATGCTCCGTGCGAACCTGGGCGATACCATGTTTGCCGACCGCTTGAGCGATCTTGACCGCCAAGGTTGCGACGCGAAGCGCTTCCAAGAGGTCACGCCATGACGCTCGACCGCTCCACGCCACTACGCCGGACCCCGTTCAAGCGCAAGCCGCTCGGCGAACGGCCCGCGATACTGACGTCGACCACGCCGCGCCGCAGGAAGTGCGCAGTTTGCGCCGAGCCATTCAAGCCGGCGCGCATGGGACAGAAAGTTTGCGGGCCCACCTGTGCGCAGATACAGGGACGGCGCGAGACGGAGAAGCAGGAACGGGCCGAGACGCGCGAGCGCCGCGCAGCCATGAAAACGCGCTCGGCGTGGCTCAAGGAAGCGCAGGCCGTCTTCAATGCCTGGATCCGCGAGCGGGACCGCGACCAGCCCTGCATCAGCTGCGGTCGCTTCCACACGGGCGCCTACGATGCAGGCCATTACCGATCAGTCGGCGCACAACCCGCATTGCGTTTCCACGAGGACAACTGTCACAAGCAGTGCGTCCCCTGCAACCAGCACAAGAGCGGCAACGTCGTCGAATATCGTCTTGGCCTCATTGCTCGCATCGGCGCCGAGCGCGTCGCGTTTCTGGAGCAGGAGCACGCGCCGGCCAAGCTTACCATCGAAGACGCAAAGCAGATCAAAGCGCATTACGCGGCCAAGCTGCGCGAACTGAAGGAGACAGCATGAGAGGACTCATAGCAGTATTGCTGTGCATCGCCCTTGTTGCGATGTCGTTATATGGGCTGCACTCTTTCGCCGGTTACGCCGGGCGCCGCTCAGCACTTGCCGATCCGCCTGACGTGTTATGGGGGCCGGGCGCGAGTCGATGGCTCGCACTTTCGCTCATCGTCAGTGTGATCGGCACCAACACATGTCTCGTCGCGTGCGTGTGCGTGCTGCATGTAATTGGAGGGTTTATCAAATGAACATCATCCCTCCCGAAGGCCAAGAGTGGATTGCTCTCGCCGGTTTCGTCTGCGGACTCCTCCTCGGGCTGTGTGGAGGGCTGCGTATAGGGTTCGTATGTCTCGACAGCCTAAAGCGCAGGATTGAATGGCTGGAAAGCAGTTTGATGCATAGGGAGACGCCGCCGTGACGCCTCCGATCCGTAAGCTTCTTTCGCAATGGGCCGCCCATCGCATTGCATCGGCCGGTAGTCTGCCGCCCGAGTTGCAGCGCGTCAGCGAAGAAATCAATCGACTCGCCCCGGAATCCGCCCAGGTGATCGTATTGGAATACTGTGATCCGCGTCCGCAGAAAACCAAAGCAGCAACTCTCCGTATGTCACGACAGATGTTTTCTGCTCGGCTAAGGTGGATTCATGAGCAGTTGGCTTTCTCCCTTTGGGGAAATTCAATGTCATGACAATTCATTTCTAGCATTCATTTCCCTCGATCACTAACATTAAAACTGTGGGCCATTGCGCCTTAATCAGTTTTAATCGGGGTGATCATGAGCGGTCTCGGTAAAGGTCAAGAAGGCAATCCCAAATACGCGGCCAGTTGCGCTCGCGAATCGCGCGAAGCAAAACCTGGCACGTTCCACGGTGGCAAACCGCCGAGCGGCCCGAAGCCTGAACCCGTTCGCCTGAACGGTGTGCGCGCACCGAAAGATCGCGGCCTGAGCAAGTAATCATGGCCGAACTCAAAGCCAAAGCCCGGAACAAGCTGCCGAAATCCGAATTCGGCATGCCGGGCGAGCGCAAATACCCCATGCCCGATAAATCGCACGCGCGCAATGCCAAGGCTCGCGCAAGCGAAATGGAGCACAAGGGCAAGATCAGCGAAAGCACGAAGGCGAAGATCGATGCGAAAGCGGATCGCGTGCTGGGCAAAGGCAAGAAGAAATAACTTGCTATCAAGGCAATAACAAGTGACGTTCAAAAAAGGACAATCCGGCAATCCAACTGGGCGCCCGAAAAAAAGCGGCGAAGAGTTGGAGCTTATCGAAGCGTGTAAGAAGCGCACGCCGAAAGCGCTGGAAGTAATTGGCGAGATTATGGAGAACGGCGAGAACGAACGTAATCGCCTCTCCGCCGCCCAATACCTGATTGATCGTGCTTATGGTAAGGCGGTGCAGCAAACGGAATTGACTGGCAAAGGCGGCGAGCCTTTCACCATTCAGATTGTGCGATTCGGCGATGTCGGCAATTCAGCTACCTAACAACTGGAAGCCGCGCGACTACCAATTGGACGCGTGGCGTTATCTGGAAAACGGTGGACGCCATTGCGAGGTTGTTTGGCATCGCCGTAGTGGGAAAGATGAATTGGGCTTGCACTGGACTGCCGTAGCGGCTTTCCAGAGGAAAGGGACGTACTGGTACATGCTTCCCCTCGCCTCGCAGGCCAAGAAAGCGATCTGGAACGCGGTGAACCCGCACACAGGCCGCAAGAGGATCGACGAGGCGTTCCCGGAAGCCATACGGAAGCGTCAGAACGATCAAGAGATGTACATCGAATTCGTCAACGGGAGTACGTGGCAAGTGGTTGGCTCTGACAACTTCAATTCGCTGGTTGGTTCGCCGCCGATTGGCCTTGTCTACTCGGAGTGGGCTCTGTCCAATCCTGCGGCCAAGGCATATCTGCGTCCAATCCTGGCTGAGAACGGAGGCTGGCAGATCTTCAACACGACGCCCCGTGGCAAGAACCACGCATTCCGCACGCTCCAGGGCGCCAAGGAAGACCCGGACGCATTCGCCCAGGTGCTGACCGCCAAGGACACGGGCGTGCTCACCAACGAGCAGTTGGACAAGCTGCTGACTGAATACATCACGGACTACGGTGAGACGCTCGGCACTGCGTACTTTGAGCAGGAGTTCCTGTGCAGCTTTGAAACGCCTGTGATGGGCGCTGTGTACGCGAAGGAGCTGCGCGAAGCTGGCCCCCGTATCCGCAATGTGCCGTATGACCCCACAAAACCAGTGAGTGTCTTCTGGGACTTGGGCCGTGCCGACAAGACGGCCATCTGGTTTTGCCAGCTTGCCCCCTTCGAGTACCGCGTCATCGACTACATGGAAGGCGTGGGCAAGCACATTGGTGAGTACATCGTCGATCTGCAGGCCAAGCGCTACGTCTACGGCGATTGCTGGCTGCCGCACGACGCGAACAATGAGTTGCTGGCCGCTGAACGCACGGTAGCCCAGCAACTGCGCGCCGCCGGCTTCAAGACGCGCACTGTGCCCAAAACGTCAGTTGACACGCGCATCGAGGCTGCACGTCTCATCCTCCCGCTGTGCTACTTCGACGAACGCAAGACGGAGCTTGGCATGGATGCGCTGCGCAACTACCGCTATCGCGTTGACGAGGACACGAAGCAGTTCAGCAACGAGCCGATGCACGACTGGGCCTCGCACGCTGCTGACGCATTCGGCTACATGGCCATCGCCCTGAAGGAGCCCAAGAAAGAAGTGCGCAACTTCCAGACGACCCCGCGTCGCCCGCTCAACCTTGGCCGTTCGATCGGCGGATCGTGGATGTAAGCTATGGCAGAACGCGCAAAAGACATCGTCGCCCGCGCCCATAAGCGCTTCAAGCTCTGTGTCGAGTGGGAGCAGGACACGCGCCAACGGTTCAAGGACGATATCCGCTTTCTGTATGCTGACTCCGACAACCAGGAGCAGTGGAACGCGGCCGTTCGTGCTCGTCGTCAAATCCAAGACCAGCCGATGGTCACGATCAACAAGACGCACACGCACTGGCTGCACGTTGTCAACGAGGGCAAGGAGAACAAGCCTTCCGTCGTCGTGCATCCGACCGGCGACGCGGCCACGTACGAGGCTGCGCAGGTCATCGAGGGCATCGTACGGCACATCGAGTACGTCTCGGATGCTCAAACGGCCTACGACAAAGCCCGCGAGTTCCAAGTTGGCGGCGGCATCGGCTACTGGCGCATCGTCACGGATTACGCGGACGAAGACAGCTTCGACCAAGAGATCTACATCCGCCAGGTGCCGGACCCGCTGTCGGTCTATCTCGATCCGCACATCAAGAATGAGGACGGCTCTGATGCCCGCTTCGGCTTCGTGTTCGATGATATGCCGCGTGATAAGGCTGAAGCCAAGTTCGGTACGATCCTGAAGAACCAGACGTTTGGCGATGGCGCGCTGTCTTGGAACCGCCGTGACACGGTGCGTGTGGCTGAGTACTACGAGGTCACCGAGTCCAAGGAGTGGCTGTACGCCATCGAGGGCGACAATGGCGTTGAATACGTGCGCGAGTCGGATATCCCTCAGGAAGCGCGGGCGATGTTGAAAGCAGCCTACGACGCCGGCAATGCACAGCGTCGCCGTGTCGACAAGCGTATCGTCAAGCATTACCTGATCGTGGGTGATGAGATTGCCGAGTCGAGCACCTGGGCGGGCAAGTACATCCCGATCATCCGCGTGCCGGGTGAGGAAGTCGTGATGGAAGGCCGCTTGGACCGCAAGGGCCTCGTACGCTACCTGAAGGACGCACAGCGTGCGTACAACTACAACGCCTCCGCAGCGCTGGAATTCGGTGCCCTGCAAAGCAAGTCGCCATACATGGCTCCTGTGGAGGCTATCGACGGCCTGGAGAACTACTGGGCCACGGCGAACACGCAGAACCACGCCTATTTGCCGTACAACCACGCTGACGAGAACGGCAACCCGATCCCGTCGCCGCAACGTCAAGAGCCGCCGTCCACTGCTCCGGTGTATATGGATGGGATGCAGACGGCCGAGCGCGAACTGATGATGGCATCGGGCCAGTACGAGGCGACATTCAGCGAACAGGGCAACGAAATATCTGGTGTGTCGATCGAGCGCCGCCAGAAACAGGGCTCCCGCGTCACGTTCCACTTCAAGGACAAGGAAGCGAAGGCCATCCGGTTCACTGGCAAGCAACTGATTGACCTGATCCCGAAGATCTACGACACCAAGCGCATCATCCGTATCCTGGCCGAGAACGGCGACGAGCAGCAGATCCAGATCGATCCAACGCAAAAGGCCGCGCTTCAGCAGAACAAGGACGACGGCGAAGCCAAGGTTACTGCCATCTTCAACCCGAACGTCGGCAAGTATGACGTCGTAGCGAAGGCCGGCCCGAACTTCGAAACGCGTCGCGAAGATGCGTTCAACGCCATGACACAGTTGCTCGCCTCTGCCCCTGAACTGGCGCAGGTCATTGGCGACCTGTACATGGGCAATGCCGACTTCCCGGCTGCCGACAAGCTGCAAGAGCGGATGCGCAACTGGATCAAGGCCATCAATCCGGGCGCGCTCGGTGAAGGACCGTCTCCGCAAGAGCAGGCTATGCAGCAGCAGCTGCAGCAGGCTATGCAGATCATCCACCAGTTGCAGCAAGAATTGCAGGACAAGACGAAGGCGCAGGAAATGGAGAAGCAGCGCCTTGACATGGACGCGCTGAACCACCTCGCGCTGCGCATGGAGAACGACCGCGAAACACTCGTGCAGTCGTTCAAGGCCGAGACGGACCGCATGAAGGCTCTCTTGGCCGCTCTCGACCCCGAGCAGACGCACGCCATCGTGCGCAAGACCATCCAAGAGATGCTCACTGCGCCGAACCCCGCGAAAAACCTATCACAAGACCGCATGGACCCAGATGCCGCTTACGCAGCGGGTATGGAGACCGTGCTCGCACCACTAGAAGCCAACCAGGGAGCCTAAATGACAGACGAAGTGAT